AAGTTAAAAACCAAAGAGCACTCTAAGGCTTTGGCTTTAGCGATGCTTGGCAAACAATACAAAACACCTGCTGGTGTATTTCAAACTTCAGCAGAATGTGAACAAGCAACTGGTGTTAAACGAGCAACTGTTATGTGGCGGTGCAAGAATAATTACCAAGGTCATTGGTCTTACGCATAAGGAAAAATCATGCAAATCAGAATTCGTGAATCAGGCGCTGTCATGTACGAAAGTGAATTTCGTGCATATCAAAAAGCCAATGGTGGCCCATCATGGGAAACAACAACAACTGAAGTCTTAGAGGCTTTGGGTGCTGATGTAGTCTTTGAAGGCCCACAAGCAACGGGTGGAACTGTTTACCAATACTCTCAAGCCAATGGTGTTGAGCAAGTAGATGGTAAGTGGTACACCAAATATATCCTTGGCCCTGTCTTTATTGACACCACAGATGAGAATGGCAATGTCACAACTGCTGCGGCTAATGAAGCCGCATACAAGGCAGCCAAAGACATTGACCAGGCTAAATCTGTGCGCTCCACACGCGACACCAAGCTGGCCGAATGCGACTGGCGCGTGATCAAGGCTGCCGAGACTGCAACCACATTGGATGCAGCCTGGGCAACTTATCGCCAGGCATTGCGTGATGTGACTGCCCAGTCTGGATTCCCTTGGACCATCACATGGCCAGACGCGCCTTAATGAATCATGGATGCCGACACTGACAAAAGGCTTGCTGTGCATGAAGCGATCTGCCTAGAAAGATACAACAATATTGATCGGTCACTGCGCGATGGCGACAAGCGCATGACGAAGATTGAATATCTTCTCTATGCTGTGATCGTGGCCGTTTTGTTTGGCCCAGGTGTGGCTGCCGAATTCGTCAAAAAGATATTCGGATTATGAAAGACTGGGCCGTGGCATTCATTGCTGCGGCTCTTTGGGTCATCACTATCATTTGGTGCTTTTTTGTCATCATTTCGTTTTGGCCATGATCTATGCTCTGGTCCTATTAGCAGCCACTGCCGAATATCGATGCACCAGGTGGACTTGGACCGGTGATGTCTACAATCGGAGGGTTGTCTGCATCAAGTGGGAAAAGGTTGAGCGAAAATGATCATCGATCCAATCAGCGCGCTAGAAGGTCTACAAAGCGCCATCAGCATGGTCAAGAAGGCCAGCAAGGTTGCCAATGACTTAGGCGGCCTAGCACCCATGCTGGGCAAGATGTTTGATGCCAAGTCCACCGCGACCAGGGCGCTGCTTGATGCCAAGAAAAACAAAAAAGGCTCAAACATGGGGGTGGCCCTCCAAATCGAGATGGCTTTGGAGCAAAGTCGAGCTTTCGAGGAAGAATTGAAGCTCCTATTTATGCAGACTGGCAAGATTGATGTCTTCAATAAGATCAAAGCTCGGCAGGCTCAAATGGACTTAGATGATGCCAGAGAACTGAGGGCTTTAGAAAAAGCAGAGAAGGCGGCAAAAAAGAAAGAAGAAGAAATGCAAGAGCTGGCCATAATTATTGGCGGTGTGGCTTTTGTCTTGTTTTTGGTTGCAATTGGAATTTATGAATTGATGCAATTCTGTGAAACCACAAAAAGGTGTGGTCGGTGAATGATTACCAAAAACAAGCAGACAAATTCTTTAAGATATTCGCTAAACTTTATGTGGCGTATCTAGTGGTTGGTCTGCTTCCTCACTTACCTGACGAGTTGGCTTCAAAAATTGTCGATAAACTTCTTGGAATGATTGGACTGTAATGCTATCTCTATTTTCTACTCTTGGTGGTTTGCTGATTTCAGGCTTACCTAAACTACTAGACTTCTTTCAGAACAAAGATGACCAAAAGCATGAACTTGCTTTGGCGAGGGTTCAAGTTGAGATGCAAATACAGATGATGGCTCAAGGCTTTGCGGCTCAAGAGCGTATGGAGGAAATTCGCACAGATCAGATTGCCATGCAAACAGATGCCCAGATGACAGAAGCTGCTTTGGCGCATGATGAGAAAATCATGGAAAAAGCAAGCACTTGGGTGGTTAACTTTGTGGGTACTGTAAGACCTGTAGTGACCTACATCTTTATCTTTGAGTTATGTGCAATTAACGCATGGATTGCTTACTACGTTTACTCAAGACCTAGTTTGGTGACAAACATGGATGATTTGATCCGAGTTTCTGACGTTATTTTCTCAAGCGATGAGATGGCAATGCTTGGAGGAATTATTGGGTTTTGGTTTGGCTCACGCTCATGGTCTAAGAAATGAAAGTCAGTAAAGCGGGTGAGGACTTGATGCACTTCTTTGAAGGCTATAGAAACAAGCCTTATCGGTGTTCTGCTGCCATTTGGACTGTTGGTTGGGGTCACGCTATGTATGCAGACCAATTAGCCCTCCCAAACGTGCGTAAAGAGGGTTATACAGGGCTTATCAGGTCTGACTATCAACTTAAGGGGGAAGATGCCCGTGTTTGGTCTAAAGATGAATTGGTCGATTTGTTCAAGGTTGACATCAATACTTTTGAACGTGGTGTTCTTCGACTTTCTCCTACTCTTGCTAATCATCAAAGCAAATTCGACGCTGTTGTCTCTTTTGCGTACAACGCTGGGTTAGGCAATTACCAACGATCAACCATTCGCATGAAGGTCAATCGTGGCGATTGGGATGGGGCTGCCGAGGCTTTTATGATGTGGACAAAAGCGGGTGGGAAAGAAGTCTCAGGGCTTGTCAAAAGACGCAAAGCTGAAGTAGCGCTTTTCCTAGCATAATTAGCCATGGCCAGTCAAACACAACAACTTGAGAATCCAGCACCACCTACCCTTGGTTATCCCACCGAGGTGTATGAGCGCAGGCATTTCAATGAGAACAATGGCTCACTGACGATTTACTTCAAAAAGCTGGCCAGTGTGCTGGGGTCTCTGTTTGGACCAAGGGGTGGTCGGTTTATGAATAACCCCTATGGGGCATTTCAAGACTCAACCGACCAGATGGCGGCAAACACCACCACGGCCTATGCCGTCACATTTAACACGACAGACTTTTCCAATGGCGTGACTTTGGCCAGTGGGTCGAGATTGACTGTGACCGATGCTGGAATCTGGAACTGCCAGTTTTCCATTCAGTTTAAGAACACGACCAATGACAGCCAGGATGCTGAGATTTGGTTTAGAAAGAATGGCACAAACATTGACAACTCAAACAGTAGATTTTCCATGCCAGCCAGAAAATCATCAGGTGATCCATCTCACTTGATTGCTGCCATGAATTTCTTTGCAAGCATGAACAGCACAGACTATCTTGAGATAATGTGGCGGGTGAGCGATGTTGGTGTCTCCATTGAGCATTACGCTGCTGGAACAAGCCCCACACGGCCAGCCACTCCATCGGCCATCGTCACGATGAGCTTTGTGTCCAACATTACATAATTGTCATCATGTACATACCAATCAAATTACCGCCAGGGGTTTACAGAAACGGCACTGAATACCAGGCAGCAGGGCGCTGGTATGACGCTAACCTTGTTCGCTGGTATGAAAACACATTGAGACCTATCAATGGATGGCGCACCAGGTCAAGCAGTCAGATGACTGGCTCATGCCGAGGCATCATCACTTGGCGCGATAACAGTGGCAACCGATACATTGGCGCTGGAACACACTCCAAGCTCTATGCCATGAATGAGGCTGGGACACTCAAAGACATTACGCCAACGGGTTTCACCAGTGGCTATGCAAACTCCACAACCCTGACGGGCTATGGATACAGCACCTATGGCACATTTGCCTATGGCATTGCAAGGCCAGATACTGGCACACCCATCCCTGCCACCACCTGGTCACTTGATACATGGGGCGAGTATTTGATTGCTTGCTCCAGCACTGACGGCAAGCTCTATGAGTGGCAATTGGGGTTTGCGACACCTACATTGGCCGCAGCAATTACCAATGCACCAGTCAACAATAAGGCGGTTTTAGTCACCCAAGAGCGCATTATCTTTGCCCTTGGCGCTGGTGGAAACCCAAGAAAAGTACAGTGGTGCGATCAGGAAGACAATACCCAATGGACACCAGCTGGTGACAACTTGGCAGGCGACTATGACTTGGCAAGTCCTGGCACATTGATCGCTGGCAAGCGGGTCAAGGGTGTCAATCTACTGTTTACAGATGTGGATGTCCACACGGCCCAGTATGTTGGCGCTCCATTTGTCTATGGCTTTGAGAAGGCTGGCTCTGGCTGCGGTCTCATTTCGGCCCAAGCGGTGGCGGCCATTGACACGGCAGCCATTTGGATGTCACGCGCAGGCTTTTGGATATATGACGGCTATGTCAAGCCACTGCCAAGCGATGTGTCCGACTACATATTTGACAATATCAACTATGCCCAGGCATCAAAGATTTATGCGGTCCATGTCAGTAAGTTTGGCGAAATCTGGTGGTATTACCCAAGCGCATCAAGTAATGAAAATGACAGTTATGTCACTTTCAACTACCGCGAAAACCACTGGAACATTGGTACGATGGCCAGAACTGCTGGGGTTGATGCCGGAGTGTTCACCTATCCTTTGATGGTTTCCAGCACTGGCTACATTTACGAGCATGAAGTTGGCTTTAACTATGACAGCGCCAGCGTCTATGCCGAGTCTGGCCCAGTGCAGATTGGCAATGGCGACAACATCATGTCTGTGCGCCAAGTTGTGCCAGACGAGCAAACCTTGGGTGAGGCCGTGGTCTCATTCAAGACCCGAAACTACCCGACAGGGACTCAGTCCACATTCGGCCCATACACGGCAGCAAACCCAACTTCAGTGAGGTTTTCTGGTCGTCAGGTCAATATGAAGGTGACTGGGGACACATTGGCTGACTGGCGCATTGGCACAATGAGACTAGATGCTGTCCCAGCTGGTAAGAGATGAGCGACCAAGAGCATTTGGAAAGGCTGCGCCAACAAGTGGAGGCGGCATTAGAATACTCTGGAGGCACACATAATTTTGATGATATTGCCGAGATGGTGGAAAACCACAGATTACAGCTGTGGCCAGCCAAGGACTCGGTGGTATTGACAGAGATCATTGTCTATCCCAGGCTCAAGAATTTGCATTATTTTCTGGCTGGTGGCGACCTAGATGAACTCTCACGGATGAGACCATTGATCGAATCCTGGGGCAAATCTGTTGGATGCACCAGGGTGACTTTGGCAGGCCGAAGAGGCTGGGCAAAGACATTTTTGAAAGACGAAGGGTACAGTCCACAATGGGCTGTGCTTGCAAAGGACTTATAGGGGAAAGACTATGGCAACAAGAGCAGAAGTATTAGCAGCGTATGCAGCCAATCCAAAGGCTGAATTAAGGCCCAATGAAGACGCAATTGCGTTTTGGCAAGATAAAGGTCTTGGCCAATTCAATACATTGGTCGATCAGGTTCGTGCGGCTAATCCTACACTTGCTGCACAGATTGATGCAGATCGCGCAGCTGCTGCCACAACTGGTGGCGGTGGCAATGTTGTCACAACTGGTGGCGGTGGCAATGTTGTCACAGGCGGTGGCGGTAATGTTGTCGATAATTCAGCGCTGTATCGCAACCTAGTCACGCAAGCCTATGGTGGCATTGGCCGCACAGGCTTTGGCACTGGAACAAACCAAATTGACCAAGGCGGCTATGACTTTTGGCTCAATGCTTTGCAAAACGGCACATTGACACCAGCAACATTTAATGCTTCATTCAATAGAGCTGTCGGCCAATATGTCACTGAAAACCCTACCAATGCATTGACTCAGGCTGTGCAGGCTTACAGACCATTTTTAAATACTGGCCTGCTGTCTCAGTCGCAAATGCAGCCCCAGTCTATGGGCGCTCAAGCAATGCCAAACTACCAGCCACA